ACATCACCTTCTTGTTCGGCAATATAGTCTAGCTTACTAGCAGCTTCAGCCATCTTCATAATGGGATGGAATGACTCACCATACATATCCTGTAATCGAGCCAGTAAGAACTTCTTATTCTTGTTCGGTACACCTGGAGGTCTCATATAGCCTGTCTCATATAGCCTGTCTCATAGAATAGATACCATTAGATACTTTGCATTAGTAAATGATGTTTTATTTTTCATCTTCAAGATAATCACCAGCCATTCTATCTTCTACAATATAGATTAAGTCAGTCATACTATCATTGTCTTTATCAAACAAATAAACAGCAAATAACTCGATTAACTCAATATCCATCTCATGTACTTCTTCATCGGTAATAATTTTTATCATAGCATTCTCAGTAATTTTTTTTTGTCAGAGACATATATACTACACAGGAAGCGCCAGTCGAGAGGGGGGGGGTGCCTCTTATCCACAGCTTATCCACACGTTTATCCACAGCATATCCACAACCTTATCCACATGATATGCACACCTTTATCCACAGAATACTTGGAGTTATCCACATTATATATACAGGATACTAACAGCTTATACATTCAATAGGGCGCAACTATCCTTCTATCTATTGCAATATGTAATGGTTTAATAGTTCTGTCAGATTCTCAGCGATATATAGTGGTAAAACCTGTTTAACTCCTTTCTTTATTTCTACCCGATTGTTTCCTTTACCTTTATCAGTTACCCGATTGTATCAAATTAATAGATAATTGTACAAAAAATGATCAACTAATCCCTTTTAACTCAAAAAAAGACCCTTTCAACTTAAAAAAAGAAACTTACATTGCAATCGGTAAAGTATATCTATAAAGTTCACTCATCACTTACTAAAACAAACAAACAAAAGGTAGTCATTATGAGTAATCAAAAATTGTTCCGCCAGTTAGAAAATGATGGATTTAAAATTGGTTCCACTATGTTACTAATTGACGGCCAACACGTCAGACAGCGGACACGATGGAATTCAGGTAATAGTGGTAAAATGTTTACCACCACTTGGGAATTAAACTTTAAGCGTATATCTAAAGCTAATTTAGAAAAACAATTTTCAGTAAATCTTATTTAAACAAACAAACAAAAAAGGTAATTATTATGCTTAACTCAAAATGCTACATTAGCCCAAACTTAGAAACTCAATTTAACGATGCTTTTTATAGTGTTAAAAGCGATATAAACGGCAACCCCCGTTATGTTACTCACTACCTAGCATTTTTAGGCGATGTTGAGTGTGGTGTTGATAGTTACGCCCTAGCAAAAAAGCGCGCTAATAAGTTAGGATTTAAAGTTTATCGCGGTAAAGATTTTGGCGGGGGTTTTGTGACTGTCAGCTATAACCTAGAAAATGACATTGAACGCATAATTCAAATGAGAGGGCAATAAAATGCAAACTTATACAGTGACTTTATACGGTAACCGACGCGGCGCACTTATAAATGCGGATTATATGGTCAGCGAAACAACCGACTATATATCGGCAAAAACTAGAATAAAGGCCAACGGCGGTTGGGGTTCCATTGGCGAGCAGTCCTCTTTTGCGCGGGCAGTCGCTTACAATGAAGACTTCATAAAAGAGGTATCAGAGCAAGGCTTGAACATTAAACGCGGATTTATTGCTATAAAGTAATTAGTTTTAAGCCTCTTTAATCGGGGGTTTATTGATACTTACTTAAACCAAACAAAAAGGTGACAAAATAATGGCTACTAAAAAAACTATAGAAAAATTAGCTGAATGTTTTCCTGCTTCAATGGCTGAGCATTTAGATATTAAAAAAGCGATGCCAGAACGAGAGGCATTAACATTGCTACATTCTGGATTTGTCGACTGTAGTTATTCTAATGATGAGTGTGCCACTTATTACTATAAAAAAGCGTACGGTTTTAATGGAGCGCCAACCATTGCTGCAATACTGGCGGGCAAGTCAGTTGTTTATTATGTTTTGGATTCGTATGATAGAGAAATAGCAAAATTTAAAAGCGCATTAAAAGCAATCGATTTTTATACAACAAAATTTATGGAGTCTAAATAATGAACTCAGCACTACGCAAGAAAGTACTAGCAGATCGTCGCCGTGATCGTCGCCTAGATATAATGGCAAGCATTATCGGTTGGACTGTCACCGCTATTGGTGGCGCTATAGGTGCTGGCGTATTCTATGCCTTTGCCTTTGTCGTGTTAGCTATGGAGCCTATACAATGACATATAAAATGGTGAAACTAATAGGTATCGACTCACTTGTAGCGATCCAGAACGGCTATAAAGATATAGTAGGGAAGACCCTGCCGGTAACTGGCAATGCTTACCACGGCTTTAAAGTACACCTACCAAACGGTGAAGCCCGCCACCTTACGCACTATTTTTACAAATTTATTTAACTGGAGTTTAAACAATGATTGAATACAAGGGATTTAAAATCTGGTTTAACGGCACCCGCAAAAAGTGGATAGTCGAATCAGCTAATAAGTTTGTCGCGGCTTACAATACCCTGCCAGTGGCAAAACGTGCCATTACAGTTACACACTCAAAAGAGGATTAGAAAATGCAAATTACAAAAAGTGAACAAGTAGAATTATGCTGCAACCTAGCAAAACAGGCTTTAGATTCTGATTATTGGGAAGTTGAAACGGTGTTGGACGTAGACGGAAACGAGTCCTACAGTGAGGACACCCAAGATAGATTCAACTATTATTATGGCGCAATTTGGGAGCAACTTGAAGATGCAAAAGATTAAAAACGTAGTCAGTTCAATTCTTGGGGTACTGTTGGCGGTTGCGGTTAGTTATGCGATATTGGCCGGTTTAATGTGGATAGTGTGGCGGATCTAATCCAACTAGGGAGCAAAATTTGGGGGCTTTTAGTCCCTTTTTTTGTGCCTGTTAATCCTACCCTGTACCATCGCATAGGTTGACCACTTAACTGCGCTGAAACAGCCCTTAACGTGCGTTTAAATGGGGTTCTAGTGGTGCTAATGGCAACACCTGAGTGCATACTTTTTAAATACCCTGCCAGTGTTAAATTTGGGGCAAAAAAAAGCCCTGAAGTTAATCAAGGCTCTTTAGTTTAGTCATCGGTTGGCGCCGATATCTAATATTTGTGCCCTCTACTAAGATCGACACGCTGTATATTATATCGACATACCCTAACACTTGCAAATTTTGCGGCAAAAAAAACCCCGCCAAGTAGGAGAGCCAAGGCGGGGTAAGATTACAACTACAAACAAAGGGAACGTAGACTAGACGTACAACATATACAAACATAGGCAGGTTAATCCCATTGAAAAACCTGCCGTGGCGCTATTATACATAGATTAATGGGTGGTGCAATCACATTTCACCTAATCTTTCCAAGTGTATTTTTATCTGGCCGCGCAGGTACTTTTTAAACTCTAACACTTCATCCATTTTAAACTTAGGCTTAGACCATTTGGTTAATCGCTTCATGGCCTTCACCCTTTTGGATCCGTACATATCATACATATAGGTGCGGTACTCATCATGCACAGTAGGGCAACCCATCCGCATATTGCAGCCCTTACACTGGACGTGAATGTTTTCCTCATACAGTTTAAGCCTGAGATGCCGACGACTAAGGTAGTGGCCTGCATCACAGTTCTTAAAGTAAACCCACTTGTTACAAGACACACACCTAGAAAAGCCCCTGTTGTTGCTCGCCTTTAGACGAACGAGTTTTTGGAGTAGCACTGCTGCCTTCTCCACTTCCTGTGGTATCGTCGGTTTGCTGCGCGGCTTTCTGTTGGGATTCTTTAAGTTTCTTTTGTTCATTAGCGAACTCACTATTACGGGGTACGCTGAGTCTAACATCTAGCTTGTCATCTGCAAACACCAACACGCTACGCATAAACTCACACATCCTGATCTTGCTCTTAGGTGTGGGCTTTACCTGCTCAATAGTATCCTTGCCAATCTGGTGGGTATCAGTGCCTACAAACTTGCGCTTGAGCCATACCTTCCATGCCTCGGCATCAGCCTTGGGGGTTCTTGGTTTCATGTGAATGGCAATCTCACGACACCACATATTGAATAGCTGACCCTGCTCCAAGCTACTGGGATCAGTGTATGGTGCGAACTTAATGGTGCAAGGGGACTGGTAGTCCCAATCCCTTAGCTGCTGTCTGATATGCTTCAACTTAAAATCTATTTCATTGGTCGAGTTAATCTTTACATATTCACCTTGTGTCATTTCACTGTACTCCAATCATGTTTTTTACTCAGTTCTCTCAATGGCAGTCTGCGCCAAGAGGCTCCACGATTTCTAGACTTTTTAATACTGTAGTTTCTTCTTACCCACTTGTATGCTGCAAGGGTTGCCAGCACCTCATCATTATCTACACGACTATTAACTATAGCCAACTGTAGAGGCATACACCGAGCGCCAATGAAAGACAAGGCATCATCTTTCCATGCACGAAAGCGCAAGTCTCCACCTGCATCTCTATCGCGGCACCTTCTCAACTCAAGGCTCTCCAGGAAATGTACACCACCATCTTCGAACCAGTGATAGTTATAATCTTTATGATAACACCCTATGTTAGACATAAAGTCACCAATAACACGCCACATCTTGACACCATGTGAAGCACCATCGACTAAACACTTATCCCACACTGCCTGAATTTCTGACTTGCTTAGGTCTTTATTGTATTCATAATTCATAGCTTCATACTCAAGTATTTTTGTGAAAACTGCTGTGATTCAGTGTCAAACCTTGTGATCACTGTCGAAGTCCATTCTTCTTTAGACTTCTTTTCTCCCTTTCTCCACATATGGCGGTCACTGGCTTTCTTAGTGCCATTCAATCGACCTCTCATAGTTGATGGGGCAATGTCGCAAGTATTTCCTAGTGCTGTATAGGTGTACTTAGTTCCCTTCACCAGCCCCGAGTCTTCACGATCACCGATCCACTCAATCCATGTCGTGTTTGGGTGGCTTTCGTTTACTTCTTTTTGTGTTCCTCTTTCATGCTTTCTTTTAGATGTACCCATTTTACTCTCCTAGAGTTTTTTAATCAGCCCAACTGGTATCAGTAAGCTGTTGATCAATTGATTTGTTTCGCAGTGTATCTACCTGCTTAGTGCTTTTCTCTTTGCGGTAAGCCTGTTTCTCTTTGTTCTTCTCAGCTTCCTTTCTCTTCCATGTTCTTACTGCTGCCTGATAGCTCTTCATCTTGGTCTTGCCAATCATCCACCCCTTGCTCTCATAGAAATCAATGAATCCTTGTGGGTCTATGTTAGCTTGTATCTGATTACAGTAATCAACAACCTCAGTCAAAGTGGGTGGAGTGAAACGACCCTTATTCATTGTAGTATTAGTTGTATTATTAACTGTAGTATTATCCTTAAACTTTTGTAGGGTACCCCCATCAACTTTTGTAGGGGAGGGTAGAAACTTTTCTTTAAGGGGGTCATCAACTTGCGTAGGGGGGGTATTAAACTTTTCTAGGGTAGGGTCTTCAATAATTCTAATGAACCGATGCTTTACCTGCCTAGTACCTTCGCGGTATTCAAGCTGCATTACAATGTAACCACAATCGTTTAGCTTGCTAATCCATTTACTGATTGACTGAACAGATACCTCATACAGATCCGCGAAGTATCTATTCGATGCCCAGCAATATCCTTTCTCATTAGATAAAGCTGTAAGCTCACCAAACAATAGCTTGGCATTAGCGGGTAAACGCTTATCGTACCTGACATTGGCAGGGATAATGGCGTAATAACCCTTCTTATCCATGTTATTCTCCTACCTGCGGAACTTGGAGGTTAAACTCTTCAGCAACTACGGATAATTCTTTGGGCCAATCTTTTGGGGAAAGAAGATCGTGGGTTTGTTGTAACCTTGCAAGCATATTAATAGTTGGTTGGCTAATATCCACACCACTGGCTTCCAAAGCTCCATGCACCGCAGTAGAAGTATTAACAGATTGATCTTCCAAGCTAGATGAGTAATGTTCATCTTCAATTAAACATCCTACTGCACACATTGTTCCGTCCTGACCCCTATACCCACAGATATCACCATCTGTAGATGACACCTTATTCTGGGTAATAAGGTGGGTGTAGCACTTATCAAAAACTTCTTGCATATTCATGTTATTCTCCTGCTGCGACAAACTCACTGAGCTTAACACCGAAACAATCTGACCACATCTTCATAGTAGTTAGTGATGCGCCTCGATGACCGTTCATTACTAGACTAATTGTTGCCAGGTTCACACCAGACTGTCGATTCAACTCTGCTTTAGTCCAACCATTCTGTTCCATGTAGTGCGTTAACGCTTTAATAATGTTCATTGTGTTACCTGTTAGTTAAGTGAGGTTGTATAATAGCAATCGGTAAATTAATTTGCAAGTAGTGTTGACATATTATTTGCAGGTGTTAAGATAGCTGCACATTCTGAGGAGAACAAAACATGACATATAGAGACGAAGACCCCAACCGTACTGGCGACCATGATTACTTTGATAAGTTCATCGGTGATCTTACTGGCCGTAGTTCTGATGACCTAGACTTCTATGTTAAGTCCGACGAGCTACCACCAGTGGAGCAGTGGGAGATTGATGCTGCTGTGAAGGAAGCTGATGATCGCAAGAAGGCACTTGATTACTTTATGAAGCGCCAGATAAATCAGTTCGTTAAGAGCAGCGCACAACGTGAGAAGCTATACAAAGAACATGGGATTGAATCATGAATAACATAGAATTTTTAGATGATCTGGATCGTGGTGATCTGGATTGTCAGTTAGGAAACCCAGCCTTGGACAATGAGTCTCAGGCTTACTACACTGGATATGGCGCACGTTATGTCCTTGAGCAAATGAAATCAGCAGGAGAATTTAACTAATGAAACCAACAATGGAAGAAGCTATTAAAGTTGTAAGTGAGATTGCAGAAGTAATGACAGAGGAACTTAATAAAGCAAAAGAAAGGTATGATAACGGAACAGCTCACGATTTGCGCACAACGATTAAAGCTATAAAACTTATCGAGGGTACGCTTGTGATGCGTAATGCACTTCTAACCCAATTAACAGGAGAATCAGTCTAATGAGATCAAGCGAACTAATTAATGAGCTGGCTACAGCTTTGTGTGCAGCACAGTCAGTAATGGGCGGTGCCGTTAAGGGCGCGGCAAACCCTTTCTTTAAATCCAAATATGCGAACCTGTCAGATGTCATGCAGGTAGTTAAGCAGCCATTCTTTGAAAATGGATTAAGCTACGTTCAGTTCCCTGTCAGCGGAGAAGGAAGTGCAGGTGTTGCAACACGATTGATGCACACATCAGGCCAGTGGCTTGAGCAAGAGTTCCTTTTACCATTGGTTAAGAAAGACCCGCAGGCTGGCGGTAGCTGTATCACCTATGCTCGCAGATATGGCTTGGCTGCTATGGCTGGCATCCCGCAGGTGGATGACGATGCAGAATCAGCAATGCTTCGAGGGTCTAATCTTAGCGAAACAGTCAATGTAACACAGGCAGCAGAGCTTAAAGTTCTACTTGAGTTAACAGGCGCAGACACTAAAAAGTTTCTTCAACACTACAAAGCTAGTAGTGTAGATGAAATGCTGGCAACCAAGCCCATAAAGCTCCGTCCAGTGGAGAGAGTGATAGTAAAATGATCATCCTAAACGATGAGCAGGGTTCCCCTGAATGGCGCGCCTCAAGACTGGGCAGGCCATCAGCCTCAATGTTTGGGAAGCTCGTCACTGGTAGTGGTAAGCCTTCTGGTTCAGCAGAGTCATACATCAATGAGATGATTGCTGAGAGATTGACTGGCCGTAGTAAACCTTTCTTCACTAATGAACATATGGAGAGGGGTAACTTCCTGGAGCCAGAAGCTAGACAAGCGTATGAGTTTATCACTGACTTTGAAGTTGTAGAGACAGGCTTTATATTGGATGATAGTCAAGAGTTTGGTTGTAGTCCTGACGGTTTAGTTGCAAACGATGGGGGACTTGAGATAAAATGTCCATCAGATAGTGTTCATGTATCTTACCTGAGAGCAGGGAAAGTACCTGCTAAGTATTACCAACAGGTGCAAGGGTGTATGATGATAACTGGCAGGGAATGGTGGGACTTTATGAGCTACCATCCCGAAATGCCACACTTGTTAGTACGCATGAAGCGTAACGAAAAGTTTATAGAAGCAATGGCAGAACAATTAGAAGCTGCTGTTAAAACCATAGTCGAAGAGACGGAGAGATTAGTATGAAAGTTGGATTAAGCATTAAGTTAGACGTAACCAAAATTGAAAAAGCGCGTTTATTTCAGGGTGCAAAGGGTACATACCTTGACCTGACTACCTTCATCGACACTACTGAGCAAGACCAGTATGAGAACAATGGCTTTGTATCACAGTCAACCTCATCTGAGGAACGTGAGCAGGGCGTTAAGACACCTATCCTTGGTAATGTAAAAGTGTTCTTCACTGATGGTAATGTCGGTACTGATAAAGCTACTGCTACTGCTTCTGCTCCTGCCGCCATTGATGAAGACATCCCGTTCTAATGGAAGTCCTCGGTGTAGTCATCTGCGTAATGATAGTAGGTGGCTTTGTAGCTGGGATGGTCATGCTCACCATGGACGAGCAAGTTGAGTTTGAAGAAAGAAAAAAGCGTAAAGATAAAAAGAATTAAGATGACACCCCTGAAGGGACATTTCTTTGAGAGAAGTAAGAACAATGTTCTGACAGCAATCTAAGATACGAACGGCAAATTCAGTTCTGGACGGGGTGTTGTTTTATTATAGGAAAGATAATGGATTTAGAAGATAAGATTATTCAGTGGCACAAAGATCGTAACCTAATTGAAGGGTCAACAGATGCCCAGCAGTTCGGTAAATTGCTAGAAGAAGTAGATGAGTTGCGTGGTAACATCGAACACAGCCAGCCAATAGTAGATGACATCGGTGACATTATTGTAGTCCTTATCAACATGGCGCACCGTAACAAGCTAACCCTTTGGGAATGTATGTACCATGCCTATGGTGACATCAAAGATCGTAAGGGCAAGATGATTGATGGCGTGTTCGTAAAGGAAGCGCAGTGACATATCAATTTTGGTATGTGATATATGATTATAGATAATTTCAAATCATTACCTACAAAGAGTATAATCGGCACCTCTACAGACTACTGGGGTTTTACCGTGACACTCGCAATCATCGTTGTATTAGTGGGCTTAGCCGCTATTGCATACCAAGACATGGCCTCCTAACGGGGGCTTTTTTAATGGAGTGAATTATGAAGCACATGATAATCCCTGACACACAAGTAAAACCTGGAAGTAACCTAGATCATTTGAGATGGGCAGGTCAGTATGCTGTAGATAAGAAGCCAGATGTAATCATTCACATCGGTGATCACTGGGATATGCCCTCACTATCTAGCTGGGATGTAGGCAAGAAGTCCTTTGAGGGTCGTCGTTATGTACATGATATTGAATCAGGCATTGCAGGTATGGAAGCATTCCTTGCACCTATCCGTGAAGAGCAACAAAGACTGATACGCAATAAGGACAAGAGATGGAACCCTCGCATGGTGTTCACTCTAGGCAACCACGAACAACGCATACAGAGAGCAATCGAGTCAGACTCAAAGCTAGAAGGTCTGATAGGGTATGATGATCTGATGCTGAAAGAGATGGGCTGGGAAGTACATAACTTCTTAGAGGTCGTAGTGATTGACGGTATTGCTTACTCACATTACTTCACCAGTGGCATCATGGGGCGGCCAGTTGCTAGTGCCAAGACGCTATTAACCAAGAAGCATATGAGCTGTGTGATGGGTCACGTTCAGGATAGAGA